AAGCGCCTTTTTCATACGTATTCCTCTACAATAACAGCACCTTTGTATCCATCAGCACCTTCATTATTAGTGCTTACATGGGTGCCTGAACCACCACATCCCCATCCATTTGGATTAGACCTTGCACCCCAAACACTACCTCCTCTGCCTGTTCCACCCCAATAAGAAGCACCTCCAACTCCACTACTTTCTTCATTGCCACCGCCATCTATGTTGCCACATATTCCTGCATTACCATACAAATTGATATCTCCTCCAGTAGCAACACCACCATATCCACCAACTGCCCAAGTTTCTGGTTCTTCACCACCTGTGGCAGAGCAATACGAACCAAAAGATGATGTGCCTCCAGGACCTCCACCACCTCCTGAATTACCAATAGAACGTGTACCTCCAACTCCAACTGTGACAGATACGCTTGTTACTTGTCGTACATCAATCCATTTAATTGTAGTTCCCCCTGCTCCACCACCTCCTTGAGCATCATCTTGGTTGTGAGAACCACCGCCACCTCCTCCGCCAGTAACATAAACTTTTATATAATTTACACCAGCGGGCTTTGTCCATGTTGATGTACCAACAGTGTCAAATATTTGAACAGATCTAAAACCAACAACATTTCCATGTGCATTTTTTATATCATTACTTTCTACGGTGTCAATTTGAATAGAAGTTGAGCCATTTACTTTGCTGATAACTTCTGTTCCATCTATTGTCAAACTTGCGTTGGGCATATCATCCTGTTAGATTTAAATTACCATTTGGACCAATCACAATATCACCATCTACACTTAGATTGTTGATCACATTTAAAGTACCATTGACAGTGATGTTTGGTACACTTACAGGACCACTGAGAATTGCAGAATAGTTTTCAGCAACTTCAACATCATTGGTAAAAGTTTTTGTGTTAATACCAACTATAATTGATTTTTGTTTGGCGTTACTTTTTGACGGCATTAAACTGTATTAGCTGAATTGTTTGCTGTTGGTTCATCTTCTATATTTATCTCATAGCGATTCGGCCAATGTTCAAACACCAGCATTCCATTCTCATCCAGTGTAGGTGCTGGAATGTTTCCATTTGCTATTTCTTGTGGAAGGTCTCGGAGTGCATTACGATAGTCTATTAGATTTGAATCTGTAATGTTGCGTTCTGTATTGCGTTGAACTTCCCAATCAGATTGTTGAAGAATTTGGTTTCGTTCTATTCTTAATAGACGTAGTGGTTCGGCTGCTTGAAGTTCTGCTATCTTTGCTTGGATTTCTTCTTCAGTGGGTATGTTTACAAATCCATTTATAAATTTAATTTGAGATACAGGTCCATTGGATGGTCCGTTACAAATATTTTCAATACCTACTAAATCTATAACCACTTCAAAATATGTTTTCATCCTTGTATCTCCATAGCAAATAATGTTGCGATAGACTTATTGCCACTATTGCCTTGTCCTATACTTAAACTTGCATTATAAGCCTGAAAATATGGTCTTATTGAATAGTTACTACTTGTTGGATGTAATACTCTAACAGTCAAACTAGTATTATTTAAATTTGAACCAGAACTTGTCCATGAATGTTGATTAAAATACCAAGCAGATGAACCTAAAATTGATTCTGAACTAAAAGAATTTGTACTATAAACAAAACCACCTCCAAGTCCATTACTTGAACCGCTACAATATACGTCAGGAATAAACATTTGTAAAAATAAATAATTACTTGTATTAGGATTAATTATATCAATTTGTAGACCGCTCCAATTTGATGCGGTTGTTGTGATTGTAGCAGGAGACCCATTAAAATTATATTCATCATAAAAATGTCTTAACATATGTCCAGCAGGAAACGTAGCACTTGCCAATGCATTGTTCACATTAACATTATCCATCACAACATTACTTGTCATTATAGGCTCATCCGTGCCTGTCTGCGTTACTACTGTTTTTCCACCAATCGTAAGTGTTGCCATGTTTTATACCTTATCTGAAAATAGCAATATGTAAATGGTCTTGGTCAACGAAACCATAACTACTATAGTGGTATTGGTATGTTATTCCTACATAAGTTGTTTCAATACCCCCTGCCGTAGCATTGTAACCTCCGATTCCACCAACATTACCATAACTATTGGTTGAAGCAACATGCGAACCAGTTACACAATAATTAGTATCTGGCATTGGGGTTAAAAAATAAATTTTATACAAACCAACGCCAACCCTTACTACTTTACTTACGTTACCAGAAGCATATATATCACAATGAGATTCACTTTCTACAGTAACATATGACATGCCGTTAAAATGTACCCATGCTCTACAAGCAAATATAGGTAATGTTGTATTTGTTAAATCTGTTGTTGGTCCTTGAGATGCAGAAGTATCTAATGAACTAAATGATGTTTTAATATTTGCATTAGACATATCTGCATTAGACATATCTGCATTTGTCAAATTTACATTTGATGTTATTTCCGGATCAGCACTTCCAGATTGTGTAAACAGTGTTTTGTTTCCGAGTTGTAGAGTTGCCATATTACATCCTAAACAATATAAATCCTAGTGTTCCACCAGCATTAGGTGTTTCGCCATCAAAATAAGTATAAGCTCCTTGATCACCCCAACTAAAAGCACCACTATTAATACCACCATTCATATATAGATTGCACGTTGTAGCAAAAGAAGGTGTTATAATGTAATATCCTTGACACCCAATATTAGTTATAGTATTTGTCTCATAATTGACATTACTATACACACCCATACCTTGTCTTTGAGATGCAAAATATACATTCGTTGAACCATTGTTTAATTTTAATCTTACTCTGCTTGTATTTGCCGTGTTGCTATTTTCTGAAATTGCGGTGTGACACCAACCATAAAGTAAATATCCTTCATAATTAGATAAATCTAAAGATAAACTGAGCATATCAACATCACTTCCATCACCAGAAGTTGAACCATCTGAATGCGTTATTCCTTTTAATGGAATAAACTCATTTTTTGGAAAACTGCTTCCCAAGGTAGGAATATTGTCACCACTTTGTGTTAGCACTTCATGACTGTTTAACTTTAGTATTGCCATTATACTGGTTCCTCTGGCCAAGTTACGTTTGTAAGCATTCCGTTTTCATCCAATTCTGGTTCTGCTGTTGCAGGTAAATCCCTCAGTGCCTGTCTATAAGTCAACCATGCCTCTTGGTCTGTTCCAGGATAGTCAACTGTTGCTCTCCAATCTGTTTCTTTTAACAAAATGTTTCTTTTTTCTCTCAAAAATCTTAATGGTTCTTGTTGTTGTAACAGTATTACCTTTTCTTCTAAATCTTCTAAACTTGGTTTCTCATCAGGATTAGATTTCCAAATAATATCTGTATAGTTCGGTCCAGTCATTCCCCAACTATAATTGCCATAATATTCTACCATAGCATTATTGATGGTTATTTGTTTTGGCTTAACCATTAGAAATCTCCATTAAAGTAATACTATTGTCATAACCATTAGGTGTTCCACCTCCTGTAGAATTGGATGTGCCAATGTAGAATGTACCATCTGAAGAACCCCACAACGAATATGATAATAGTGTATCTTTAGGAACATTAGGAGCATGTAGTTTAGTAAACATCACCGAACTTATTCCGTAAGTTCCACTCCAACTTCCTCCACCTGGGTCTCCTGTATCTTGTGTCCAAAAACTACCTAAATTTCCTTCTATTTGCCTAGTATATTTTGAACTTTGTAAAGCAATATAATCAGAAGAATTTGTGGATACCCCACCAACTTTATATCCCATTGCCAATGCTCTATCAACATCATGATTATAGTTACTGTGACCTAAATTTGCTATCACATAAATTTTTGAATTTGATTGTTTGGTTGTAATTTGAACATCATAACATTTAATGGATGCAGCATTTATTGTTACATAATTATCATCATGTAATTCTACAACTTGTACAACATGTCCAGCAGGAAACTTGACCGCACTTGGAATACTCGCAGCACCATTTGATTCTGTAAAAACTGTTGTGTTGTTGAGTTTAAGTGTTGCCATTAGTTTCTCACATTATAGAATATATTTTAGTTACTGGAGATTTATATGGTCCAGTTGCCGAATCACTTGCTCCATCCCAATTAACATTTTGATGTAATCTAAATGTGTATGAGGCATTATACTCCCTACACTCACATAATATATTTTTAGGACCACTCCATGAATCAAATATCCATTCTAAATATATAAGATTTCCTGCCCAATAAACTCCCTGCCTTATTGTAAACTCCGCTCCATTTACTGTATTGTAATCTAATAATAGTTTAAAATGTCCTAAAGCACTATTATCTTCTCCAGTCATTAAAAAACTTGTACTATAATATACATAAGTACTACCTGTCACTGGTGTATAATCTATTTGTGTTCCTGTAATAGTTTGATATGTGGTAGTACTAGATTGATGACTTGTAATAGGTGTAATGTATCTTTCAAATCCACAAATTGTACCAGAAGGCCAACCAGAACCAACTGTAGGTTTAGCAGTTCCGACTTGCTCTAATACTGTCTGCCCATTTAATACAAGATTACCCATTCGTTTTATCCGATGATGTTGAGTTGACCGTTCTCACCAATTGTTAAGTCTCCAGTAATATTTATTTCAGTCATCACGTTTAGATTACCATTTACAGTAACATTGGGAACAGTAACAGGACCAATTAACAATTGTGAATAACCTTCTTCAGCTACTACATTCTTGTCTACAACTATTTCGTTGCTTGGTCTGATTCCTTCTGAATCAAAACCTTTGATGATTGAAATGTTTCCCATTTTACTCCGGTGGTGTTGGCCAGACTACTTCAATTAGATTACCATATTGATCTATTTTAGGAGATTCTAATTCAGTCATGTCTCTTAGATCCTGTCTATATGTTCGCCATGCTTCTTGGTCTGTACCTGGATAAGAAGGAAGGTCACGCCAATCAGATTGAATCAATAACTTTTCTCTTTCTTCTCGCAACAATTGCATGGCTTTATTTGTTTTATATTCTTCATCTGATATTAACTCACCATTTACTATTTTGCAATACTCTAATTTTTTTTCTGGTAGTGCGGCTTCATCTATAATAATAGCATCATTTAAACTATGGTCTAATATATACTTTCTGACTTTTGTGATGTCTTCTGCACCATTGATACAAATGCTAGAGAC